TGTTTTTACCTAATACATCTGCTTTACCTCTAAAGGGATAACCACCTATCATACCACAGGCAGGTACTTCAAACTCGCTGTTATCTAATAGTCTTAATGCTTGTTCGTTTCTTAGAAACGCATCAGCTAATCTCTCTGCATCTCGTTTCTCTTTTTGCGTAAATACTTTGCCATGCTCTGCTAATGCTTCCTTATACTTCTTTGTGTTTTTGCTTTGCACATCTACAAAGATTTGATCGCTGAAAACTGAGGGCTCGAGGATGGCGGTATGAAACAAGTACCCATCTCTTAATGGTTGGGATTCAGGCGAACCATAGTCTGTAACAAACCTATACTTCTTTGGGCTTTGGTGTAGCATCTTAATTGATGATGAGCTTAGGGCTGCCTTTGACATATACCCATAGTAAAACTCGTCCTCTCTTAATAAATCTATAAGGGTGTCTTTCTTAAAGCGTTCCCCGTTTAGTAGTGTTATCTCGCTCATCTTAGGTCTGCTTCAAAACAAGTTCCACTACAATAATCTGCTAACTTTCTAACCTCTGTACCACACATAGGGCATGAGTACTCAGGCTCTTCGTTATGCTTTAACCAATCGCTATAATCCATATTTATTCTCTTTTAAATTCTCTAACTCTTTCTCTACTCGTCTTGCACGTTCCACAGCTCTAATAACTGATTGACGTTCCTCTCGTAAGATACGCTTAAAGCTGTATCGTTCTAACTCTAATTGATTAATATAGAACACGAGTCGTACAGCTGCTTCTGATACCTTTTGCAGTTCCTCATTGTCTGACTTCTTTTGCCACTTGATGATCGCTTCTAAAATCTCAGCAGAGTCTATCATATATTGTAACTGACCAAAATCCATATCAAGCATATAATAATTCCTACAAGTCCTATCTGTGCAAAGTCTATCTTCATAACCCTATAAACTTTTTAGCTTTAGCCCACCACACATTTTGAGTGTAGTATAAGTTAAACTCCGTCTGAGTCATAACTTCTATCGTTTCGCCTTTGTTGACGATATATAATCCTGTGGGTGTTATTTTGAAAACCATGCTAATAGAACGTAAGTGATTAGTAATATATCTAAGATGGCTACCCAAAAGGCAACTGTGATAGCAATAGCGTACATAGTACCCTCAATGCTATTTATGTAATTGAATAATTTTCTCATATAATCGTTTTAATGTTATACAAATATAATAAAAAAATGTTAATAAATCAAATTCATATATTAAGATGCATTATTGTATTGATCTTGTTTATCGTTTCTTGCTTATCTACAATCCCTTTATCATCGTAGTAAACATAAACGTAAGGGGCAAACATACGTGCGTAGTTATCGTTCTTTACTTTGTGGTTTGCCTTTGCTCTGTTTTGATAAGCTGTGTTCATCATCTTGTAAGAGATGGGTTTTATCTGTATCCCTAACACAATGTAATCGTCTTTTATAACCTCAGCATCTATGCAATAAGTGTGGTCTTTCTCAAAGTCTGTTTTGATTATATCTATATTGGTAAACTCTTCTTTAAGTTCGTCTATGATGCTAAGCTCCTGTTGGTATCCGTTCCAAGTCTGTCCTATCACACGATAGAAAACATACTGCTTTATATCTTCCATTGATACCCATTGATTCTTTAGATGTATCCTTTGGCTTACATAGGATAGTTGCTTAAAACCTACTGAGCATTTGTACGAGTACTCCCAATCCTTATGCGTTTTGCTTTCGTGGTATTTATAGAAGTCGCTTATTAGCTTCATGCACTTACCTACATACTTAGTCTGAAAAAAGTGATTGACACTCTTATCCTTGTTTAGCTTTCGGTACAGGGCATCGTCTAAAGGTTGCTTGTACTTATAAGGCATATATCTTGTTTATTTGGTATATCCATTCCTTAATACGCTTTGGCGAACAGGTGCAGGGTTCGTGGTATTTATGAGCATATAGATCAGCGTGTAATTCGCATATCAGTTTATAATGCTTCTCGGTCATGTTACCACTTAGAAGCGTAGCATAGGGCTTCCACCTTTGCCTTTGCTCTTTGGTCATTTGTCCTTTTGGCATCCTAAAATTTTATGTTATTCCACTTGTTTCTGCGCTCATCACAGCCACAATCTCTACCCCTAAGTTTGGATATCTTCTTATATATATAGCGAATCCCTGTGTATTTTGTAAAATAATATACTAAATCTCCTAATCCCATTCTATATTGTTTTTGATTAATTGTTTAACATTCTTATAGGTATTATATAGAGAGTAGTAAGATATGTTTGTTTTTCTTGCTAACTCTGCAATAGGCATACCACCACTAATTATCTCAAATACAGTCCTATCATACCAAAAGGTTTTATCAAGCAAGTTATCCATTTGCTTCATAGCACCACAGACATCTGCTTGTTTTGTTTCTCCTTGCTCGTCTATAAACTCAGACAAGGTGTCTATGTTAGTTTTAATTATTTTCTTTTCCTTTCGGTGCAAGTCAATGAATAAACCCCTAAGCTGTTTGTAAATGTAGTAATAGTTTATCTCGTCGTTATAGGATATGTCTATACCTTTTTGGATATACTTGTGCATCATAAGATACATCTCCTGTACTATATCTTCTGCTACTGATTCCTTGCATCCAAACGATAACACGATCCTATGCCAATCCTCGTGCTTCTCTGCAATCTTCTCTAATGTGGTTTTCAAAATGGTAAATCTGTTTGTTCTTTGGTATTGTAAGTTACTAAATTTTTTCCATCTATTTCAAAACCTACATTGTTTAATATACTTCTAAACTTTACAGGATCGTCTATCGGTGTGGGCTTATAGCCCAATTCTTGGTTTTTTACCTTGGCTGAAAAAAGGTTTGAGTATATCCAATCCGTTTCGTGGTATATATACCTATGTATAATTAAGTAATCATCAGCACGATTGACAGATTGCCCACCCATTTCAGAATCACTTGCCATTGGTGGTATTGGATGCCCTGAGTAATAATGCCCTTGTGGGTGTCTTTTCCTTAGTGCTTCTGTTACTGCATGAACACATATCCAAGTTGTTATATTATGCTGTTTGCAGAAAATTCGTATATCGGTTAGACTTTCGTAGCTATACTCATAGCTATTTGAGTTCTTAGGGATATCCTTTTTTAAACTGTTTAAAGGATCAATTAAAAACCCTTGATAATCCCACGCCTTTTTTATTGAAGTAGCAAGTTCTAAAAGGTCTTTGTATGTGTATGCTTTCTCGGTATCTACAAACTTAAAATGATTAAAGACCCAATCGTATTGCTTTTTAAAGTCCTCTTTCTCTATTTGATTAATTGGTTTACCCTCTGCAAACTCTATAAGTTTACGTATAAGTGCATAGGGTTCGTTCTCACTACTAAACACAAGCCAACGGACGTTATGTTTTTGTGAGTATAAGAACATCAAATAAAATACTAAGTGTGTTTTACCTGTGTTTGCGTGTCCTAAAATAAAGTTAAGATTACCATGCACAAATCGAAAGTGATTATCTAATCTATCCATCCCTAATCGTAAACCTTCGCTTACTTTTCCTGCACGTATATCATTAAGTTTCTTTAAATGTTTGTCAAAGTTTATTAGCATTTGGTAAAGTTATAAAAAAAAGGGGGTGGATTTGACACACCCCCAAAATAATTAAAAGAACGTATATTGATGATAACGTCATCACTCGTTTTTAAAATGGTAAATCTGCTCTATCAGGTGCGTGTTCTTTAGCTTCTACACCCTCAGCTTGTTTGTGGATTTTCCACGCTTGTATTGTGTTGAATACCTTGACATCGCCCTGTGGGTTGGTCCACTCACGTCCTCTAAGGTTGTACTGAACCTCTACGTGATCGCCTTCTTTGTATTGGTCTAAAGTCGTGCATTTGTCATTTGAAAATACCACGCTTAATATCTGAGGATATTGCTCTTTAGTGTTTAATACAAGTTCTCTAAATTGATAATTACCTTTTGTAGTTGTTTTTCCTACTCTATTTACTGTACCTATAATGCTACCCATTGTTTACAAAATTTATAAGTTTAGTTGCATCTGCTATAACTGTTTCAATATCTGCATTAGGACGAGATGCGTGAAAGTCCGCAGCAGCTTTTACCATACTTTGACGAACAATTATTTGCTCTCTGTTACCACTTGGTGCAGTTGGCATGGGTTTGTTATATACAAGTTTAGCTGTGTTGTATTGTTGGTTCGTTATCTCAAACTCAATCTCATCGCCTACCTGCTTCTTAAATTCGCCTTTGGCTAAAAACTGATAATTGTTGCCATTTGCGAGATACACCTGATACTTATTAAAAGTACCTGATGCGTTTGTATATGTACCTTTCGGTTCTATTTGAGTGATTTTACTCTGCATAATATATTTCTATTTGTTGTTCTAAAATTTCTATATGAGCTTCTAACTCTTCTATTCTATTACTCATACTTTCTAATCGTGCCTTATCAAATTCCTTCATGAGTTCCGCTATATAGTTTATATCGCTTATCCTCTTCTATCTTTAACAGATCAAGCACATCGTACAAGCTGTTTAGATTTTGATTAGACATCATCGCATTATCTTTGTTTGCGAGTGTGTAAGTAACAGCGTAGAGTATTGCATCCTGCTGTTTCGTATTTAAATTGAATTGCATAATAAAGTTTTAATGTTGGTGTAAATATATATATTTTTTTTAATAAAACAAAAAGGGGGGCAAAGCACCCCCCAATTATAACATTAAAACGTGTTCGGATATGAACACTACAAAAGTACTATTTCATTTTCTTTTTGACAAGAGCTGTGTATTTAGTTATTAA